CAGAGAGGGCTCGAACCCCTGACCTCGGCATTACAAGTGCCGCGCTCTACCAACTGAGCTACTAAAGCGTGTGAGCTCCTGCCCGGATTCGAACCAGGGTTGATGGATTCAAAGTCCATAGTGATAACCACTACACTACAAGAGCTTAAAATGTAGACTCGCTTATTAAGTGAGCCATCCCCACAATGGAGGACATTAGAAAAACGCACAATCTCTTTAAGCGAGAAATAATAGAAGCAATTACAATTGGAAGAGACAACCCAACGGTTCTTGACGTGGGATGTGGTTTCGGTGGCGACCTTCAGAAGTGGAAACACGCGGGTGTGCGTAACTTGAGCATGTGTGACCCAAACGCACAGGCCCTTGAGGAGGCAAAGCGTCGTGCGGAAGGGTTGAAGATGCGTGTCAACTTTTATGAAGGGGACATCAGGGGGTGTCCTAAAAACAGAATGTATGACATTATATGTTATAATTTCAGTTTACATTATATATTTTCAAATGAAAAATTATTTTATGAAAGTGTGAAAGAAATAAAAAAAAGAATGAAACATGGTGGCACTTTAGCGGGTATCATCCCAGACTCGGAAACGGTCATCATGCGCACACCATATCAAGACACACTTGGAAACTTTTTTGTGATGAAAGGGACACCACAAGGTGGCTATGGTGAAAAGTTATTCGTCAACTTGGCAGATACCCCCTATTATGAAGATGGTGCCAAGTCAGAGCCCGTGGCGTACAAGGACCGATTGGTGACGACATTGGAAAACCATGGGTTTTACCTCGTCCATTGGGAACCATTGAGAGGTCATGAAGTGACACAAATGTATTCTAAATTTATATTTACTTATTATAATAGAAAATGATAGTTTTGTTTTTGTTAATTATCATCAACATCTATATTTTCAGGACAACCCATGAACCCCCGGAGTTGGTCAGTGTGCGTGAAAAGTACACCACTCTCAGGGAACACCTGAAATCGACTGGGAAATATCCAATGCTCCACGAACCGATGCCTCTCACCGCGTATTACAGAATGTGGGATGGGTCCCTCGGTTTCAACGTCAACAAAGGATTTGAACTCGGTGTGTGTTTAGATGGTGAAGTGAATGAAATTTTCCACATCCTCTTACACGAGCTGGCCCATTGCACGGTGCCCGAATATGACCACAGCGACAACTACTGGAACAATTACATCGAACTCAGAGATATGGCGTCATCCCTTGGTATTTATGAAAAAATACCACAGAAGACGAAGTTTTGTGGGCAACATATTCAGGACAAGTGAAAAAACTTTTATGTGTGTACTATAGTATATAGATATGGCTCAGACTGCGCCTAAAGATTTATTCATGGCTCTCTTTTACTGGCTCGTTGTGTATTACATCGCACTGCTCCCAGTCGTAGTGAAAAACTACCCAGCGCGTCTCATTCTTTTGACAATCGTCGTGCCGAATGTGTTGCGTACTGTGGTGAACCGCGTGCCTCGTCTGGCCGTTGACAGAAGCTTCTTCTTCACGGCGACGCTCATCGCGTTAGTTGTCACGTATCTGTTCCACCAGATGTTTAAGAAGACTCGTGAGGATATGGATGAATTCGGTAAAGACGCCAAGAAGACACTTAAAGTGAGTGGCTTATTGACGGCCAGTTTCATTATTGGTACAGTGGGTACCTATTATTTGGGATTGGACCGTTCCATTTACAGTAATCTGGGATGGAATAGCTAATTCGTAATCACGTAGTTCTTACCAAAGTAGAACACGACCGCGGCTACGGCACCCGTCGCCGCCAAGCCAACAGCGCTTCTGCCCCCTTGTTCGTTAAGGAACTTGGGGACAGAGGTCACGAGCTTGTCTTGCACAGGCTTACTCACCGCCAGGGCAGCACACGCCGCCACGAACAGAGCGGTCATTTGGTCATCCGTGAGATTGAGCGGGTTTTTAGACTCTTCCTTCTTCTCCTGGGCGACAGGTTGGGCGAAACCAGTCGGCGCACCCGCTTGCGGTGCAGTCATTTGTGGCATCACACCTTGCATCCTGGGGTCGGCGGAGGCGGGCATCATCATCATCGGGGACTGCTCGGGTTCCATGATATCAGCGATGGAGGTGGAATCCATCTCTTCTTTTTGTTGTTTACGGACATTTTTTTCATCAACAACAAACGCTGTAGAAGGCTGTTCAGCTGGTGGTGGTGGTGGAGCCATTAAACTCACCATACCATCTTGGTGTTGACTGAGGTCATACGTCGTAATCACTGGGTCGGTGGCCATTCTAAAATATGGTCTCATTTCTTTTTAACGACTGTGAGCGCAGTTTTCTTATTCATTTTTTTCGGGTCTCCCTGGCGTTGTTCCATGTGTTTGGGGTTGTACATTTTCTTGTGTGTGGCCCATAGTTCAGGTGCACCAACTCTAAAGTTTTTCCTGATGTTGGCTTTGTACCAGAAGACACAATCTGTGATTTTATTTGATTTCACAGTGTTATCTAACACCAGACACTCATAGTTTTCTGTGCACGCATCCATGACTTTGTTAAACATTTCAAACGAAGGGAATATACCAAAGAAACTCTTATAGAGCTTTTCTCTATTTTGAATAATGTTTTCCCGGAGAATAAACACATAATCTACATTTGCTCTCAATGCTGGTGGGAGGTCCATACAATATTGCATTGTGAGCATAAAGAAGATTTTCCAGTGTCGTCCATTCATGAAACATTGTCGGATGCACGTGTCTTTTAGAAATTTGTTGTCATACATACAATCATCTAACAATAGGAAACATCCACAATTTGTTTTCCCAGCACTGATGAGTTTTCTCTGACGCTCTATAGCCCTCTCAATGGCTTCTTTATCGTAATCACCATAGATGAACAGGTCAGGGACGTGTTTACTGTAGTAGTGATTTCCTTCCTCTGTGCCCGAGAGAACGAGACCCGCTGGTATATGCTTTTTATAGTAGAGAATGTCCGCCACTAATGTTGATTTACCCGTACCTCTTTTACCTATGAATACACACACCTTGTCGTCAGCCATAGTTTCGGGTTTGAACTTCCTCAACTGAAGATTCATATCTACTAGAACGCACATTTTTTGTTTATTAAAATTTTACCCACTTATATCAGAGATGTCCGTGAAACTTGCGGCGACTGGGGTGGCTGACACCTGGTGCACAGGACAACCCACCTTTAGTCACTTCCTGATGAATTTCAAAAGACACACAAAGTTTGCTCAAGAACGGGTGGAAACCCCTTTCGATGGAGACATTGATTTTGGACAAGAAGTGTCCTGTAGAATACCACACGACAAAGGTGACCTCATTCGTACCCTGAGTTTGAAGATTACTTTGTCAGACCCGGAACCCGATGAAAGTGAAAGCATTAATGACGTCTACTGGCCACCGTCGGTGTGTTCTCATCTCATCGAATGGGCGGACCTCGTCATCGGTGGACAAACGATACAGCGCATCACGGGTGAATACATTTACATGCGCCAGCAGTTGTACAACAACGACGACGATGTTAACCAGACGGTGTATTTCCTCTCCGGACACGGTGACTTTTTACGATACAGTGGGGACAATACATACTTTTTAGACCTTCCCTTTTATAATTATAGACATCCAGAGTTGGCCATACCCGTGTGTTGTCTCACGAAACAACTCGTGGAAGTTCGTTTGAAACTCCGACCCCTTTCGGAGATGATTTTCCTCGGTGCCCCCGCGGGGGCTTCGGCAAAGATTCGTAATATTTCTTTAGACACTGATTTTGTTTTCATAACTCAAGATGAAATTAATTTTTTACGAACACGACCTGTGGAGTACGTGATTACCCAGCTCCAATTGTCCCAGTTTGACATGAAAGATGGATACAATAAAAAATCAGTGATGTTGCAATTTAAACATCCAGTGAAACAATTATATGTGGTTTCACAAAATGAATATTCAAAATCATTAAACATTCCAACAGATTTCAACACAATAAAAAATCTTCAACTTCGATTTAATGATAAAGTGGTCTTCAATCAAAATAATAAATTTTTAACATTTGAACAAGCATTGAAACATCACGTGAACGCACCCGTGATTTCAAAGAGTGCTCAATACTTCAACCCAGACAGTAACACACTTTTACCATATATTATCAAATCTGATTTTGCCATGTATTCATGGTCCCTCTATCCAGAAAGATATTATCCCACAGGTCAGGTGAATATGTCTCGCATCATTCATAAAGTTCTTGACGTTGAAATTTTACCATTGTATTCTGGATATGACAACAAAGTACGAGTGTACGTGGAAAATTATAACGTCATTCGCTTCGAGCATGGGTTAGCTGGTTTAAGATATTAATCTACCAGTATTATAGGAATGGCTGGACGAATTCAATTGGCCACCACAGGCCCTCAGGACCAGTTTTTCACATTGAACCCTGAGTACACATTATTTAAGGAAAACTTCAGAAAACATTCAAACTATAGCGTGGAGTTTGTTGACATCGAACAATCCTCAAGTGCCGTTGACTTTGGTAAAACGGTGAGATACAGAATACCCGCGAACGCAGGTGACTTGTTGAAAACCGTGAGCCTCAAGTTTACCCTTCCAGCGATTAATCAAACGAATGTTGGGTACATTGAATCCGTGGGACACG